TGAAGGCTGGGCCAGATGCGTATATGGACACTGAAAAGTTTCCTCATGGCCCTTACTGTAAAGAAGGTGACTTCGTAATTTTTCGCTCTTATTCCGGCACACGGTTTAAGGTCGATAAACAGGAGTTCCGTCTTATCAATGATGACACCGTTGAGGCTGTTGTCGATGACCCAAGGGGATACACAAGAGCATGAATAATACAGCTGAGAAAATCGAAGAAGATCTAACGGACGCAGAGTTGGACAATTCTGATTTTGAGGTGGACATCGTTGATGACACCCCAGAGGAAGACAAGCCACGCCGTGCGGAAGACACTGAAGCGCAAATACCGGAAGACGATGAAATTGCAAGCTATGGCGAGAATGTGCAGAAGCGCATTAAGCAGCTAAAGTTTGAGTATCATGAGGAGCGCCGCCGTAAGGAAGAGGCCGCAAGGCTGCAAGACGAGGCGGTTGACTACGCTCGCAAGGTTTATGAGGAGAACCAGAAACTACGGAAAACTCTCGAAGAGGGTGAAGGTGTTCTGGTACAGCAGGCTAAAAGTCGTGTTGAGGCTGAGCTTGAACGTGCTAAATCTGCTTATAAAGAAGCCTACGAAACAGGCGACCCAGATAAGTTAATTGAAGCACAAGAAAAGCTCAATTCTCTGCAAAATGAAAAATTTAGGGTTGAGTCATACAAGCCAAAGCCGCAAGAAGTTCAGGAAGAGCCTGTCCAGTTGCGGCAGAAGCCAAAGGTTCCAGAGCCAGACGCAAGGACAAAGGCGTGGGCATCACAGAACGAATGGTTTGGTAATGACTCTGAAATGACAGGATATGCCTTTGGTGTGCATGAGTCTCTGGTAAAGCAGGGAATCAACCCACAATCACAGGCAGATGAGTATTATAACCGTATTGACCAATCTATGCGTCAACGGTTTCCAGACAAGTTTGGTGAGCAGCAAGTTGAGGCTGCACCTGTTCGTCAAGCTGGTTCCGTGGTTGCCCCCGCTGGGCGGAGTGCAAAAAAACCACGCAGAGTGCAATTAACCTCAACACAAGTCGCTCTCGCCAAGCGCCTTGGCCTTTCGGCAGAACAATATGCGGCGCAACTCTTGAAGGAGGCATCTAATGTCTAACAGAACCCCACGCTCAAGCGAGTCTCGTGAAGTCAAGGCTCGTAAAAAAACATGGCAAAGACCGGGCATTCTGCCTACCCCCGAACCACGCGAAGGTGTTGAATATCGCTGGATTCGCACATCAACTTTGGGTAATGCAGATAACACCAATGTTTCGTCTAAATTTCGTGAGGGTTGGACGCCAGTTAAGGCAGAGGACCATCCTGAATTACAAGTGTTGCCTGATATCGACTCTCGATTTCAAGGTAATGTTGAGGTTGGAGGATTGCTACTTTGCGAGAACTCAACCGACTATGTGGAATCTCGCCGTGAAGCTCACGATGAGATGAACGCACAACAGATTGACTCAGTAGATAACAACTATCTACGTCAATCAGATCCTCGTATGCCTGTTCTGAATCCAGAACGGTCTACGAAAACATCGTTTGGTAAGTAACGAAAGTTACATATAACTTTTGGCGCTTACCGTTTTTACAATGGCTTGTTAGAAGGAGAGATGATTATGTCTTCAGTAGCCGCTCCCTTCGGTCTGCGCCCAATTGGTCGCTTGGACACTGGTTCAGTGGAAGTTTTCCGCCAGTTTCCAATCGCGTCTGCATATGGTGTCAACATCGCAACTGGCGATATTGTCCAACTTGTTGACGGTGGTACAGCCACCACAATTGAAAAGCAGTCCGCAGTAGGTACATCTGCGATTGATATCGTAGGCGTGTTTATTGGGTGTTCATACACCGACCCAAATACAAAGCAAAAGATTTTTTCTCAGCTTTGGCCGTCAGGCACCGTTGCATCTGATGCAATGGCGTTTGTCGTAGATGACCCGAATACTCTGTTTGCAATCCAAGCAGACGGTGCGCCAGCTAACGTTGGTGACATCTACGGTAAGAACTGTACTCTGGTACAAACTGCACCAAACACTGATCTAAAGATCAGCCGTGTAGCTTTGGACATCTCAGAGCTTGATGTGACCGCAACAGATCCAATCAAGGTGATTGATTATCTGGGCGGACATGAAGGCGATGAGAAGGGTTCAGCTTACCCAATTCTGGTTTGTAAGTTCAACTACCATCAGCTCACCGCAGCTGCTGGCGCAGCCTAAAGGAGTGTAACTGATGGCTATTTCACGCGCACAACTCCTGAAGGAACTACTGCCGGGTCTTAATGCATTGTTCGGAATGGAGTACGCAAAGTACGAAAACGAACATTCAGAAATCTATGATACTGAGACTTCAGAGCGTAGCTTTGAAGAAGAGGTCAAACTGTCTGGTTTTGGCGCAGCGCCTGTAAAACCAGAAGGTTCAGCGATTTCTTACGACAACGCGCAAGAGTCCTTCACAGCCCGTTACAACCACGAAACAGTGGCAATGGGCTTCTCTGTAACCGAAGAAGCAATGGAAGATAATTTGTATGACGCGCTCTCAGCACGTTACACAAAGGCTCTCGCCCGCGCTATGGCTTACACAAAGCAAGTCAAAGCAGCTTCTTTGCTGAACAACGGTTTCACCACTTTCCAGTCTGGCGATGGTGTTACTCTGTTCAACACAGCTCACCCAACCGTCCAAGGTGGTGTGAACGGTAACCGTCCTGCGGTTAACGCTGACCTGAACGAGACTTCATTGGAAGATGCGGTCATCAACATTGCTGCTTTCGTTGACGAGCGTGGCCTGTTGATCGCTGCTCGCCCACAGAAGCTCATCGTTCCACCAGCACTGATGTTCGTTGCAACACGTCTGCTTCAGACAGACTTGCGTGTCGGCACAGCCGATAACGACATCAACGCACTGCGCTCAAATGGTTCAATCGCTCAGGGCTATCGTGTCAATCACTACTTGACTGATAACGATGCGTTCTTCCTGACAACCGATGTTCCAAACGGCATGAAGCACTTTGTCCGTACAGCAATGTCAACATCAATGGATGGTGACTTTGACACAGGCAATGTTCGCTACAAAGCTCGTGAGCGTTACAGCTTCGGCGTTTCTGACCCGCTCGGCGTTTACGGTTCCCCCGGAGCCTAATCGCACTAGGGTACAAACTTTTAAGAGGGCGTCTTTCGGGGCGCCCTTTTTTTTGCTATAATTCAGAAGAACCTTGACAGTCACATGGTGTGGCTGACATTTGCCACGACAAGGAGTTTCTCATGGCTACTACCACTTTCTCTGGACCTATTCGGGCCGGAACAATCAAGAATACCACAGGCACAACAGTAGGCACTGACGTTGCAAACGTTGGTCAAGTTGTTATGGCTCAGACCTTTTCAGCAGATTTGTCAGGTGGCGCTCTAGCCGCTCAAGTCACTGATGTTGTTATTCCTGCAAACTCTCAGATTATTGACTGTGTGATTGACATCATTACAGCCGCTAATGCTACAACCAACCTTAGCATCGGTGATACTGTAGGCGGTGCGGCTACAGTTCTGAACACTTTTGCATCTGGAACAGACGCTGGGCGTAAGTACCCAACAACACAAGCTGGCGGTGCATTGGCTTGGCAAGACACCGGCACATCAGACATTCGTTTGACTGTGACCGCTTCTGCCGCCACAAACGCAGGCCTTGTTCGTTTTACAATTCTGTATCAGCAAAACAATAACCTTGCTTAATAGGAGGTTATTATGGCTGATGGCGATGTAAAGGCGTATAATTTTAATACAGGCGACACCCCCGCTTTAGTCGGCACATCTAGGGCTAGGATCAAAAACATCTTAGTTTATGGAACTGCTGTCACTGCTTTGACCTTGAAGAACGGATCCGCTACTGGGGCCACTCTTCTTGACATTACCGTTGCTGCCGGATGGAATGAAGTGTTCCTTCCTGACGATGGTATCTTAGCAAAAGACGGTGTGTTCTTTGCTGCTTTGACTGGTAGTGGAAGTAAAGTAACTCTTCTTTTAGCTTAAATTAGGAGATGTTTCTGTGCCTAGAAAAAAAGAAACGCCTATAAAAACGTCTGTTAAATCTGGCAATTTCCGCGCTACTAAAAAGGGCGCGGGAATGACCGCTAAGGGCGTTAAGGCTTACAGGGCCAAAAACCCCGGCAGCAAGCTTAAAACAGCAGTAACAGGCAAGGTAAAGCCCGGTAGCGCATCAGCTAAGCGGCGTAAGTCGTTCTGTGCGCGTTCTGCGGGTCAGATGAAAAAGTTCCCTAAAGCAGCAGCCAACCCTAATAGCCGTCTAAGGCAAGCCCGTAAAAGGTGGAAGTGTTAATGACTGAAGCTGTTGAAGTTACGCTTGCTAGACTTGAAGAGCGCATAAAGACGCTTTCTAGTGAGGTTAGGCACGTTCATAAAGAGGTTTCAGATCTAAAAGCTCAGGCTAATAGATGGAAGGGAGCTTTCTGGGTCATTATGGCTGTAGGTGGCGCTGTGGGCGCACTGGCTCATTTATTTATTGGGTGGATGAAATGACTATATCTAGGGCTGCTATGGGTAGTCAAATGAAAGGTAATAAAATGAAAAAAGCTAAAAAAATGAAAGGTGGGGGAAACATGCTCGAAAACCTTTCGCCAGCTTACAGTTTAATGAAGGGCAAGGGGCTGCCAAATGATCTGATCAAGGGTGGCGGCGTTATGGGCGCTTTGGCAAAGGCTATGGAAAAAAACAAGAGTAGTGGCGCCCCCACTCAAGAAGCCCAGCAGGCTGGTTCAGGTATGGGCGCAGCGCCAATGCAGGGAATGACGCCTATGAAAAAAGGTGGTGCTGTTAAGAAGAAGCGTGACGGTATTGCTATTAAGGGTAAAACAAAAGGGCGTGTTTGCTAATGCTTAAAACTTACAAGGGTAAGAAGGCTCCTGCGGGATATCACTTTATGCCCAATGGTAAGTTAATGAAGGATTCCGCACACAAAAAGTCTGGCGGCTCAGTTAAGCGTAACTACAAGGGCGAATACAAAAACTATCAGTCAACGACTGAGCAGAAGAAGCGCCGAGCAAGCAGGAACGCAGCCCGCAGCAAAATGCTCGCCTCTGGTAAAGTAAAAAAAGGCGATGGTAAAGATGTCGCCCATAGAAACGGGAACCCAAAAGATAATAGAAAGTCGAATCTCAAAGTTGTCTCCGCCTCAAAGAACAGGTCTTACAAAAGAACAAAGACCGCAGGAAAAGTTAGCCGCAAGGCCTAGATGCCCAAGGTGTGGTAACAGGTTAAGGACAATTTATGTTCACGGTCACGAGCAATGCATAGAGTGTGACCAAGTTATAGATGACTGTTGCCAAGGAGAGGTATTATGCGAGCAGCAAAAATGATGTGTGGTCAACGTAAGCGGCCCGTAGCTTTAAAGGGTGGGGGAAACCCTGTTGCAAAAGCTTTAGCAAGCCCATCATTAAGGCCAAAGGTTGTTAAACCAAAGAAAGGTAAGGGAGCTTACACAAGAAAGGGCAAGGCCCTTCCTATGTCTTCTGGGGGAAAAACAAAATCAACCGTTAACAAGGCCGGAAACTACACAAAGCCAACCATGCGTAAGAGTCTATTTAACAAAATCAAAGCTGGCGGCAAAGGTGGCTCTCCGGGTCAGTGGTCAGCTCGCAAGGCGCAAATGCTGGCGCAGCAATACAAGAAAGCAGGCGGCGGGTATCGTGATTGAGTTTTTGCTCGTTGTCTATATGGGGAAGGGGGTCATAGATCAGACTCAAAGATTTGTAGACATGGATAGATGTTTGTATTTTGCAGAAAGACTTTCAAAGCAAAATCCAGCACCAATAAAAGGGAGATCAGTCAAGATAACGGCAATCTGTAAACCAGTGCCGAAATAGGAAGTGACATGATCGCAGAGACCTTAGCTGGTATAGCCCTTTTTAAAAGTGCTGTTAGTGGAATAAAGAGCGCCATAGGAACGGCAAATGATATTGGTGATATAGCTGGATTTATAGACAATCTGTTTGAGGGTGAGAAGCAGGTTCAAAAGGAAAGAAGCAAAAAATCTGGCGTTAGTATAGGTGACCAATTTGGCGTTAAGTCAGTCGCCACAGAAGTGATAAACGCTAAGCTCGCAAAAGAGCAGATGCAAGAGATAGCCACTATGGTGGACATGCGCTTTGGACACGGCACTTGGCGTGGTATAGTTGATGAAAGAGCAAAAAGAATACAAGAGGCTAAGGAAGCTGAGATGGCTAGGCGCAGAGCGGCTGCTTTGAGGCATAATGAAATGATTGAGAATGCAAAAGTTGGGGTTACAGTATTTGTTTTAGTTGTTGTTGTTGTGGGTCTTCTGGGTGCTGCAATGGCGTTGAGTAGGTAGGGAGTGGTACAATGCCTTTGAAGAGTTCGCAAAAAAGCTTGAAGTCTTGGACAAAGCAAAAATGGAGAACGAAGAGTGGCAAGCCCTCCACACAAGGGTCAAAAGCAACCGGAGAGCGGTATTTACCGGCATCAGCTATTAAAGCCCTCTCACCTAAGGAATATGCGGCCACCACGGCTGCTAAAAGAAAAGGAACTAAGGCTGGTAAGCAGTTCGTCAGCCAGCCTAAAAAGATACGAAATAAAGTAAAGCCGCATAGGAAGGTCAAGTAATGGCTGTAATAACACCTGATTTACCTGAGATATTTGAAGAGGCGTTTGAACGCGCTGGACTTCAGATGCAAACAGGATACGACCTAAAAACTGCGCGGCGTAGTTTAAACCTATTAACATTGGAATGGCAAAATCGTGGACTTAACCTCTGGACTATCGACTCTGGGACACAAGCTCTCACAGCAGGCACAGCGACTTATCAAATGCCTGCGGACACTATTGACCTTATTGAACACCAAGTTCGTACAGGCTCTGGGACAGAGCAAGTCGATACTAGCTTGGAGCGTATCAGTGTCTCAAGTTATGCTCAGCAAAGCGTTAAAAATTTGCAAGGACGGCCTTCTCAAATTTTTGTTGATCGTCAAGCAACGGCTGTCAATGTTACTTTGTGGCCTGTGCCGGATTCTAGCTCGTATACTTTATCGTATTTCCGCTTACGCGGAATCAATGGCGTCTCGTCTGGAATAGGAACGACCGCTGATGTGCCGCCAAGGTTTGTGCCTTGTCTTGCGGCTGGTATGGCGTATTACATAGCCATGAAGAAACCTGAAGTTGCGGCTCGTGTGGGACCGCTGAAGCAAGAGTATGAGTTCCAGTTTGAATTGGCGGCAGCCGAGGATACAGACTCATCATCAATCAAGTTCGTGCCATACGACACGTTTTATTTAGGAGGCTAATATGCCTGTTGGAATTAAAGAGTTAAGCCCAAAGAAAAAGATGCCTTTGCCGAAGCCGAAGCCTCGTCATGCAAATCCGAAGCATCCAATGAATGCTGAGAAGACAAAGCCTTTGGGTAAAGCAGTTGGTGGCACGATGCCGCCTCCTCCATCCAAAGGAATGCCGCGAGTGCCAAAAGAGTTTATGGGGACTAGGCCAATGGAATCAAAGGCAGCAGATAAAAAAAGAAGCAGAAGAGGTTCGGCTAAATCGGTTCCCTCAACAGGAATGGCCGGAGGCGGGTCTGTAAAGGTTGGAGAAAGAGGTACAGCAAAAACCCTTTCTCAAATTGCGGCTGATAACAATGTTTCGTTGCGGGATCTTTTGTCTGCTAACCCAAGCATCAAGAACGCTAACAAAATTCGCTTAGGCCAAAGCATTAAGTTGCCAAGCACAAAGATGACTGGAAGCTCAATTGGCGCAACACGCAATCCATATAAGAGCATGTCAAAGAAAGATATGTCTGACTTAGACGTTAAAAACAAAAGCGCTAAGCGGCAGGAGTCTGTCACTAAGCGTAGTCGTGTTTCAGCAATGGATGAGCTAAAAGCCAAGGCAAAAGCCCCAAAGCCCCAGCCAAAGCTAGGAGAAGTCAAAGCGGATTCAGTGGAGACCAAAAAACAAAAAGCCTCCAGAACTGGGTCAATTAAATCAGCTACCACCGCAGAAAATAGCCGCCTTGAGGCCATTCGCCAAAAAGCTCGCGGCAGAGCTGACCGCAGAATGGGTGGCGGCACTATGAAGAAAAAAGTACAGGGGTACAAAAATGGCGGCTCTGTATGCCGTGGTGGCGGCGCTGCCACAAAGGGCAAGCGGTTTGGACGTTCTGGCTAATGGCGTTTACTAGAGGGAAACACGCTTTTGGCTTTTGTGATAGAACCGGCTTTAGGTACAAATTAACTGACCTAGTCGATGAAATCCAAAATGGCACCAGAACGGGCTTTAGAGTTGGTAGAGATGTGGTCGATCCAGATCATCCCCAAAACTTTCTAGGCCGTGTGCGTACCAATGACCCTCAGTCTTTGCTTAACCCAAGGCCGGAACGAATCAAGGAGTCTGTAACTATAACATTTCCAACGTTTGATGTTACGACATTGACTAGGGTTAATGTTGGGTTTGGCGTTGGTAGAGCGGGTAATCTTGTAACTGATGGTACTGCTGGCCCTGTTGTTACAGTGTCTCTTACAGGGGTTTCTGGAACAGGCGCTGTAGGCTCTTTAACTCTGTCAACTGTAATAAACTACACAGTTACCGTTGCCTCTGGAACCAACTCATACGGAACCGGAAACAAGTATTATGTTGCTGGCCTTTCAGGGGCCTCCCCAACTCTTACGTTAAGCGAAGGCTCTACATACAAGCTCGACCAGTCTGACAACAGTAATTCAGGTCACCCACTTAGGTTTTCCACCACAGCTAATGGCACTCATGGGGGAGGATCACAGTACACAACCGGCGTAACGACAAGCGGTACTCCGGGTTCATCTGGGGCTTATACGCAGATCACAGTGGCTAGTGGAGCGCCTACACTGTATTATTACTGCACAATTCATAGCGGAATGGGCGGTCTAGCCAACACCCCGTAGGAGTATAAAATGGCAATAAACACAGCATTGTGTACAAGTTTCAAGAAAGAGCTGTTTGAAGCGGTACACGACTTTACATCTGATACGTTCAAAATTGCTTTGTACGACAGTAGTGCATCACTGGATGCCGCTACAACAGCATACAGCGCATCAAATGAAATATCAGGAACTGGGTACTCTGCGGGGGGCGTCACGCTAAGCGTTGTAGCGCCAAGTATAGACGGGACCACGGGCTTGGTTGATTTTGGTGATCCGTCTTGGTCAAACGCTACGTTTTCTACAAGTGGAGCATTAATATACAATTCCAGCAAGTCGAACAAAGCTGTTGCCGTCTATTCATTTGGCTCAAGCCAAAGCGTGAGTTCAGCCAACTTTAATATAACGATGCCAGCAGCGGCAGCGGGAACTGCGATAGTCAGGATTAACTAATGTCTTATACTTATGCCGAGCTAAAGCAAGCTATAAAAGACTTTACAGAGAATGATGAGACAGGGTTCGTGACCAATATCCCTATCTTTATTCGTGCGGCAGAAGACAGAATAGTAGTTAATGTTGACCTAGAGAACTTTCGTAAGAACGCTACATCAGCGCTTACTCAGGGCAATGAGTACCTATCAACACCTTCAGACTTCTTGGCTCCCTTTTCTTTGTTTGTCAGCACTGCTGGTAAGGAAGGTTTTCTTCTTGAAAAAGATGTAAACTTTATGAGAGAGGCGTACCCAGACAGGACCGTCACAGGAACCCCTAAATACTATGGTTTCTTTGATGCAACTGCGACAGCCGCAGCGGGTCAGGTTCAGGCAAACTTCATACTAGGCCCGACACCGGATCAAGCATACACTGTGGAGCTTCACTATTACTACCGTCCAGCAAGTCTGACCGCTGGCGCAGACAACGAATATACATGGCTTAGCAAAAACGCCACGAATGCTCTTCTTTACGGCTCTTTAATAGAAGCGTATATTTACATGAAGGGTGAACAGGATGTTATATCCATGTATGAAGGTCGCTTCCAAGAGGCTGTATCAAGATTGAAAGACCTCGCGGAAGCAAGAGAAAACGATGACGCATACAGGCAGGGTCTACCCACTAGACCTCGCACATAAGGAGTAGAAGATGGCAACATCAAATGCGGCAACCACATACTTGGAAAGACGAGTTCTTGACTTTTTGTTCAAGAATAATGCCCTTTCCTTTGCCACGCCGGGCAACAGCATATATGTAGGTTTGGCTACCGCAGTAACCAGTGCTGAAAATAGTGCATTCACGGAAGTGAATATAACAACTGAAGACGCTAACTATACACGACAACAGGTAACGGCTGCTAACTGGAAACAGTCAAACACCACACTTGCTGTTAATGCTGGCGCTTCTGATACAGAGATTATCTTAACAGATGCTGAGGCTTTGCCTACATCAGGTGACATTGTTATCAACCAAGAGATACTCACTTACACAGGTAAGGATGGAACAGCCACCGCTGACGCAAACGGAGCGGTTTCCAGCTCTACTAACGTAGCTGTTGATGGAAACAATGGAACTCTTACGGTTGGTATGGTTGTGACTGGAACAGGAATATCTGGCACAGTTCGCATTGCCACTGTGACAAACCAGAACAACATCGTACTATCATCCGCTGTGACAATCGCTGATGACACTGCCCTGTCCTTTACAGGTGTTAATACATTAACAGGGGTAACCAGAGCGCAAGACGGAACTTCCGCTGCCTCTCACACCGCTGGAGACACAGTTATCTGTGATTCTCAGAGAGTGGTTAACGATAGCAACATTGAGTTCTCTCCATCTAGCGGAATCGCCAGCTACACAGTCACTCATGCGTTTGTTGCAGACAATAGCTTCTCGCAGGCCACTGTGAATGGTGCTGTATCAAGCTCTGCTAACGTAGCTTTGGATGCAAACAGCGGGACTATTGCAGTTGGTGACGTTGTTACTGGGGCCGGAATAAGCGGCCTTGTTACAGTGCAGACTGTCACAAGCCAGAATGCAATTGTTCTTAGCTCTGCTCAAAGTATTGCCGATGATGTCGTGTTAAAGTTCGATGGCAGCAATACGTTGTTCCTAGGCGCTCTTGACGCATCAAAAACACTAGCTGTTGGTGACATCTTTAGAATTAATGCAACCAACCTAAGCATTGAGCTGAAGTAATGGCTCTTGTAATCAAAGATCGTGTCAAGGAAACCACGGCCACTACTGGCACTGGTGCTTATACCTTGGATGGTGCGGTAAGTGGATTTGAGGCTTTTTCCGAAATAGGGGACAGCAACACCACTTACTACGGCTGTTCCGATGGCACGAACTTTGAGGTTGGAATTGGAACATATACTTTGTCCGGCACAACACTGGCTAGGACTACGATCTTAGAAAGCAGTAGCACAAAGATTACAGCACTCGTAAATGGCGCTGTGAGCGCCTCTACAGCCGTTACAGTTGATAATGTCTCTGGAGGTACTCTAACCGTGGGACAGCGCGTCAGAGGGACAGGAATCTCCGGCGTTGTGACTATTGCTACAGTGAATAGCCAGACAAGTATTGTTTTAAGTTCAGCAGTCACTTTGGCAGACAATGTGGCGCTTACAGTAGGTGATGAGAAGATAAGCTGGTCTTCAGGGACCAGAACAATATTTTGTACGTTGCCAGCAGAAAAGATGATATTTAATGATGCAACTGGCAGTCCCGTTAACTTCACAGATAACTCGCTGGCATTTGCAATAGCGTTAGGATAGGAAAATGGCAAACGCATTTAAAACATTCACGGCGCAAAACATTGATACGTCATCAGGCAAAGCGACCCTGTACACTTGCCCCGCCAATACAGAAACTACAATCATTGGCCTCAACATTGCTAACATATTGTCTGTTTCCATAACCGTTACGGTTGAGTTACTAGACGGCGGAAGCACTGTTACTCATATAGTAAAGGATGCAATTGTGCCTGTTGGATCATCTCTGGTGGCAGTCGGAGGGCCTCAGAAAATTGTTATGAACGCCACTGATGTATTGAAAGTTTATGGGTCACAAGCCAATTCCTGTGATGCAGTCCTGAGTGTGCTGGAGATTACATAATGGCACTTAGCACTATTGGCACTAATCAGATTGCAAGCGAAGCAGTCACTGTACCGAAGGTGGCTGACCAAGTTCTGTCTAGCAGAAA